GTCTGGCCCCACTCACTTTCGTTGCTGTACGCCCCCTCAGTGTCCAAGAGCGTCTCGGAGTCCGTTTAGTAAAGCTCCCGCCCCCCCCGAGGCCGAAGGTCGGACGCGCGAAGCGCGGACGGGCGAGGGGGGGGCTGAGGTGTCGGGCGCAGCCGAAGGCGTAGCGCCCGACTCCGAGGAAGTGGGCCCTTGGGGGGGGTCGCACTCCTCGCTGACGCTCGGAGTGCTTAGTGACTTTTATAAACAGACACCGACCATGTCGTAACTCCCACGGCCTTGTTTATTTGAAGTTGAGGCTCGAATTTAACACAGACGTCTGAGGGCAGGTAGGGATAGCAAAGGGGGGCTGTTGAGGTTGGTTCTAGGGGGGCGGTCGAAGGCTCTGCTGGTCTGGTATTCGGTTTCCCACTCTTGCGAGGTAAAGCATCTGCGTCTGGGTCTAGGTGGAGAAAACACGTATACCTTTGTCTAAGCTTGGGAAAATAATTACGGGGTTTATACTGTAGCCGCCTGCGTTTGAGGAGCTCTCGTGTAAGGTGTTGGAGTTGTTGTCCCATTCGTCGCTGCTCTCTGAGTTGCTGGAGTATGTAGACGCGCTGGACTCGGTGCTGCTGGAGTTGTGACCCTTGGAGACCTGCTTCGAGGGCCTCTTCTTCTTCCGGGATGAAATTCGACCCCTGGTCCTCCGACTCCGAAGCTGAGTCTTCTTCTCGCGCGCCCTCTCGGTCTGGTGGGGGAAAATATCTCGGGATTTTATAAGGGGCTGTAAAGTCCTCATCATCATCTGGTTTTTGTGACACTCGTTTGATAGCCTTTTTACCAAAGAGTCCTCGTCGCCAGTCCCAGGTGTGAAATACCCACTGGGGTCCCACCAGTCGCGGGTCAATAACTTGTACGTCGCGTGGCTGTCTATGGGGGTAGGAAGGTGCTGGCGCGTCTGCTCTGCAGGGGTTGCGGACGACCTGTTCGGAAATGGTGTCACCGCCCCATAAGAATTTAAACGAGTAGGCGGCCGTCAGTGTCGTGCTTACTAGGTCGTCTTTGTAGCTGAAAGGCCCAGACAGCACCGGGTCGTGTATAACTTGTTGCTGGAAGCTGCTTCTGGGGTACCAGCGGCTCTGCCAGTATATGGGGATGTGTCCTCTGCCGTCTGGCATCTCTCCTTGGCCGAATAGAGTGTCGTAGAATATGTATCCCTGTATTTGTGCTCCGATAGTACCTTTCTCATTGGTGGAAAGTGTAGGACACACCACTACTATTACTCCGCTGTTGTGGATTTCTGCTGATATGCCTAGCTCTGCTTCTACAAAATCTGAGTACCCGTACAGGGCCGCCCATATAGGGAGGTCTTGTAGCACGCATTTGTATTGCTTTTCGTCAAAGGTGGTGTCGTTTCGTGTGCTGTATTGGAACCATACAATGTTGCCTTTGCCTCTGTCTGCGTTGGGGTTGTATGTTACGTCTTGAAATGCCCTCTCCATGTCTAGGTTGGATCTCATGGGACTGAGCACCATGGGACTGTATATACCTGTGTGGTAGCCTAGGTACTCGTTGGTTGGTTTTCCGTATATAGAGTGCACGTCATTGTGTGTTTGGTATTGTTGGTGGTACCACTCTACTGCCTTCTGAAGTGCCGCACCTAATTTGTCTTTGTCATATACATACATGCCAAATTGTCCATTGTTGTTTGTTTTAATACTAGCGTTCGTTATTGTGCTTTTTAAAGAGCCGTTTGTATCGTTATACTTAGCGGGTTTAACATCACCTAGTAAAAGTGTTTGTGTTAAAAAGTTTTCATAGTATCCTGGGTGTTTTTTTAGCGTTTCAAATATGTTCTTGCTGTTTGTTTTCTCTGCTATGTTAAGATTGCCGTAATAGAAATCTTTCAACACTTGGAAAGTTACACAAGGGTTGTTCGTTAGTGGTGGGCAGAACGGATGTGTTAGGCTGCAAGCGGAAACCACAAACGACACCAGGTTTACTTCACAGAGGTCGGTTTGTGTATACCACTTGTCTTGAAACAGTTTAGGGGGTCTGATTTTAACCGTTATTTTTTGGGGACCCCCGGGCCTAGTGTCGTAGCTGGGGATAATTATTTTTTGTTTCTGCTGCATGAGCATGCCTGGGTGTGACATGGGACTGTCTAGTTTGTTTATTTTAAATGGGGGTTTGTTTCTGTAGGTGACTATGTAGTCTGTCTTTTTGTCTCTGTAGAAAGTGAATCTGCAGCCTAGGTATCTGGCTAGGTCTAAGTCCTGGTTGCTACGGCTCCACCTGTTGTGGAATTTTTGGTGCTCGTCAAAGAGCACTTTTAGGCTCCATGTTGTGGTGCTCAGGGACCCTCCAAAGGGGTACCTGCCCTGCTCTGGGTAGTCCTCGCTGTGCATGGCGTAGTTTCTACCCGCTCTGGTGTGTCCGCAGATCACCATGGGTACGAGACCCTTGATTCGGCATGATCTGACTGTAGCGGGGTTCCACTGTCTGAGTATAAGGGTCTTTCTCTTTCTGCGTCTGCGTGTGCGGCGCCAGCGTGTGCGTCTCAGTCGCCCGCGTCTACGCCCCCACCGCCTCCTCCTTACTGTGTATCTTCTTCGACGGCGGCGAACAGTGCGTCTAGCTCTTCTGGGGCGTACTCTCCTCCACCGGCGCCTGCGTCTCTTCCACCACCACGGCCGGCGGCGTCTCCAGCGTCTCCACCGCGCCATGGGTTATGCGCGGGAGGCTCGGGGGGTGCGGGGGCGGGCAGCGCGCGTCTTATCTGCGGGGGCCCCGACCTAGGACCACCCGGCGGCGTCGGGCCCCCGTTAAAAGCATAGCGAGCAGCCGGTACATTAAGATGATTAACAAAATGCCCACACCCGCAAACAGCAGCGTGAGATCTGAAACAGGACTCAAACCAGTTTCTTTCGATCCCGGACGCATTGTGTGCCGGCGGCGTGAGGCTCATTAGAACCAGCTGTGGTTGTAGCAGCGGCCGCAGTAGCACCTTCCTCTCCTTTCGTTTTCGGGAGGCCCTGGAGAGGTGCATATTAAGAGCGTCCCACAAGAGCCTTGCCCATAGCCCGGCCAGTCCCGAGCCCGAATTGCCCCTTAACCTCGGTGTGTAAACTCACCTCGGGTACCCGCCCTCGGGACGCGGTCGGCCGTTGGGTTCCCGTCAACGCTCCCGCTGCGGACGGGCGGCATAAACTCAGCCATTCGGAAGTGCAGTCAGTTATATAGTTTCATAAACCACGCCTAGGAAGTGCACGTAGAAGCGCCGGATTGGCCTGCGGAGGAGACACGTGGTTAGTGACGTAGC